ATTGCCTGTTAGATTAGCTGTATTTGTGCTGGCACTATGACCATGAGAGGGCAATTCTCCCACAGCTATTGAACACGTTTCCAAATGTAAATACTGATGTATGGCTGTAAATTATTATGGCTTTGATTATTCCCTGTGCTATTGATTGTTATGGTGTGAGAATGATTGCCAGCAGTAGAAAAAGTATATGTTCCACTATAACCACCTTGGTCGCCACGTTGAGGGATAGCACTACACCCGTCTTGATGTCGAATTCCTTCTCCCATTTGCCACCCCGGATGTGTATGTGTATGATTACCAGTTGTATTTGTGCTGGCACTATGACCATGAGAGGGTAATTCTCCCACAGTGAGTTTATGAGTAGCTTCACCGCCAGTACTTCCTGCATTATAGGTTGTTCCCCAAGAAGATTTACCTTGTGCTAATAACACACGACCTGCTGGCATTGCTTCCCATGTACCAAAGCCAAATAACGTAGCTGGATTAGTAGATACAGTAGACATGTAAATACTTCCAACTGGATAGACTTTTTTTATTATTTCTACAACGTTATTTTTTACATATGCTGTAGTAGCAACACGTGTACTATTCTCTGTTGTTGCCGGTGTTGCGCTATACATTGCACCGACTGCTGTTACGGCACCACTAGTTTTAATGTTTCCATTCCTATGGTTTATTGCTACTCTAATAGGTGTACCGCTGCTGCATAAATCCCTAAATCCCGTACTATACCAACTACCTATTACTAAATTTACTTTATTTTGGCTTATGGCTGTGCTTTCATCTACATCTCCACCACCATATTTTATACTTGCACTTGTTCCACTTATTACTAAATTAGCAGCATTAGTAGCATTAGCAACATTATTTATTGTAGCAGTACTAGTAGTACCGTTTCCTTTAGTAACTGTAATAGTAGAATTACTAGCTGTTACTCCTTTTACATATGTTGTATTTATTGCTTGACCTTGACTATCTTGAGTGGCTTTTGTGGAATTTCCTACATTATTGATTGTAACAGTAGATGTTGTCCCATTTCCCTTTGTTAGAGTTAATGTAGCATTAGAAGCCGTAATACCTTTTACATATGTTGTATTTATTGTCTGTCCTTGACTATCTTGGTTTGCTTTTGTTGCTAAATCTGCATTAGTTGCACTATTGGCTTTACCCTGAAGATTGCCTATAAATTTAGTAGCGGTAATATTATAACCACTAGCATTTATATTACCTTTCATGGTTCCGCCAGATAATGGTAAACAAACTTCTTTAGCCCACTCTTTTATTTTTAACTTTATACTATCTAATGTTGCTTCAGCTGAACCAAATAATCTTTTTATTAGATTATCATGTGCATTTTCATCAGCATTATGTTCATCTATTGCATTTTCTAAATCTTCAATAGTAGCATAAATTATACTACCATTTACTATTACCTGAACATTTTCTGCATTACCAATTACAAAATCTATATTAACTATACGCTCATCAATAGGCGTTGTTTTATCATACAAAAAATCTGCACCATTACCTGAAGTTGCATATGCATATAATTGTTCTTCACCACCATCAATTTTAGCCATTATACCTATTTCACGTTGCCAAAAGCCGATTTCTACTTCTTGATTAGAAACTCTAAATTGTATTTGGAATTGTCCATTTTGTTTATCTACCCATTTAGCTATATTAGCACTTAATCTTTCATTTTTAACTTTTTTAAAACTTAATATATCGTCATCATCATCAATTAAACCATCACCTAAAGCTACACGTGTAAATGTCAACGTTTGTCCATTTTGACTTTTAGCAATCATTTCTTTACCAATATTTGTAACAATACAAGCAGAAAATTGACCTGTATCATATTGTTTATCTAGTAACGTACTTCTATTTTGTAAGCTATTCATAATCTATTACTCCTATTCATAATAATTTGCAGGAATATTTATAATCTTAGCCATATGCACTATGCCAATTGTATTATTCTTAGTTATTCCATTTACATTTATGTTAAATTCACTATTAGCTCTAATATTTATAGTTTTACATTTAGATACTATTCCGCCTAAGTAAAAGTAATCTTTACTTTCTGTAAAAGCTATATATTGCCAACCTATATGAGCTGGAATATATATATTTAAAATTTCTTCCAATGCTTTAAAATCTGTTATTTTATTATCCGGCAACATGATTTCTAATAAGTATTTCTCTGGATAATCTACCGCATAACCTGTTTTATCAGCAACAAATAGATTTATAAGGTAATTTACAAATTCTAGTGTTACAGTCTGCCGATTATTCATACGACTTAATATTTTTGCTCGTCGTGTTTTATAATCATTATTTTTATCTATGGGAAGCCCCAAAAACTGTTCCCATAAATCTAAGCCCCATGTTGCACTTTCGACAAAAAGCTGATTAAAACAATCTTTAATATATTGCTTTATATTCTCATGCTCTATATCACAAGCATTATTTGTAGTTTTAAATCTATAATCTTTAGATAAAAAATAAGGTAAATATTTCAAAATACTTACCTTATTTTGTCTAAGCCATATATCATTCAATTATCTTCACCTCGTTTACTGTAGGCATCTGCTCATCAGTTAGAGGAATGTTTTCTGTATTACTATTTATTTTTAAATCCGTATAATCTAAAACACCCGTAGTTGCAGAATTGTTAAGGATAATACCACCAATCACTGCATAAGATACATATGTGGCGTTAAAAATATTTTTCTTAAAATAATCATTAACAGCATTTTTTATGCCCTCTATACTTGCTGTACCACTTGTAACCTTTAATTCTATATTTATTTTAACTGGCTCTAAACTTACAACCGTAACAGTTGCACCAATTGGTCTTTGCTCTTCAATATGATTTGTAACTTTTTCTATTAAATCTTCACTTGCAATACCATTATTAGCATCTGTTATTATAACTTTAACAGTTCCAGGACCATTCCAAAGCCTTATTACCTTTACTCCACCGACTCCTGTAACTTCCGTCGCCCATTGCACATAATGATATGGATTACCGCTTGTTGCTGGTTTTTGTACTTTAAAAAGCAATCTTTCTAAAAGTTCTTCATCTGTTTCTTCATCAAAGCCATCATAAGCAGAATTTTTATTTGTAACAGCAGATACACCATAAATACTCATAGGAATTTTTATTATTGTCTCGGCATCTACATTACAAGAAGTACCTACATCTTGAGATTGTGCCTTTATATCTACTGTTCCTGTAGATTCTATTTTTTTAGTTTCTACTGTAATAAAATTTTTTCCATCATTGGTACTAAATAATGCACCTTCTGATACTGCTATTCCTGCCTGTCCCGTTATAGTTAAAATAACACTAGAATTTGTGGCTTCTTGTCGTATAATACCATGTTCTTCAGCTTTCTTTGTGAGCCAATCGCCCCAGCTTGTTTGTGGAAAAGAGGCTTCAATAATTAATGCCATTTCAGCATATGCTTTTTCAAATTCTTTAGCATTAGCAGATAATGTATCCCACACAAAACCTCCTTCAATAATATTTACTTTATCACCTGCTGTTTCGGTATAATATTGCTTTAATCTATCCAAGATATTTTTTCTTGTTTCCATTTCAAACATATATATTACACCTCGATTTTCTGCGTAGATTTACCATATACAGTGGTAAGCTCTAGATTTAAAATTATCTTTTTATTTACTTGTTCGACAGATATATTATTAACCGCTAAAATATACGGATTTACAAGCAATGTTTCTTTAACAGCATTATATAATTCATTAGCATTTATCTCATCATTAGCTACCTTCCCTACAAATCTTTCTAAATCTAGACCATAATCATCATAATATGCACCATATCGAAATCGTTCCGTCTGCAATACTTTATATACCCATACTTTTATTGCTTCATTTCGTGTAACTATTTTCATAGAACCATCATCATTATAAATAAAAGAATTTCTATTAAAATCCCATGCATATTCTTTAAATTCTTTTTGCGTATTGTACTGTTCAGTATTTACGGTATTTTCTATCATAAAAGGATTAGCCATATCAATTACCGTCCAATCTTTTACCTTTACTTAATATCCAAAACTGTTTAACTGTTTTATTATCATCTCCCATAATCGGTATCATTAAAACTTTATCGCCAATTTGCCATGTATCAGTATAAACAATACTTGCTGTATAATCGTTGTCGATATCGTGGTTATGACTTTCATAAGCACTATCACCACTGCCGCCACCACGATTTTGAGTAGCAGATATTATATGACCTCTTATTTGTCTTGTATGTCCCTGTAGCCAGTAATCATCTATATAAAACCACTTTTTATCAAGCAATTTACCATTCCACTGCACTTTTATTTCCGGTGGTGAACTTACAATAGTGCCGATTTGTACAGTGGATTGTAGTCCCGCTCTACCGCCAACATTACGAAAAAGCGTCAACATTGCTTTATACGGATCTTCCGTTTTTTTCATTTAATCATCCTTTGCTTGCTTTTATTATTTTAGTTGGTGTTCCAAGACTATTGTAATTTTTCCCATGAAGTACAACATTTTTACTACTACTATTTCCATAATATCCGCCATTACCATCATAAATTACCACATGGTCATCATTGCCATAAACAATAACATCACCTTTTTCTAAATTACCTATAGAAAAATTTTCCAAAAGCCCAGCACTATCTGCATTTGCTACCATAGAAGGCACACCAACAACACCATTATTACACTGCTCTGCTAAAAACGGACTATAATAACTACCCATTTTTCCAACAGCTTCAGCACAACCATTTTTACCGTTATTCATGGTAGTCCCTCCCCAAGCATCAAAACCTGTACTAAGTCCTCTATCTACTTTTAAACTTCCATTACCGCCACCAGTAGTTTTTTTACGTTTACTACTCTTAAATACTGGTACAGCGATATCTTGCTGTTCAATTTCTGGTATTTGGGGATTATCTGGTATATACTCCAAAGTTAAATCCATTGTATGCACATTACCACTAAAATTATGCGTATCACTTTTTATAAAAAATTTGCCTTTGAGTTGCTCTTCCTGCACTTCAATCGTGTATCCGGTAATACACTGTATATTGCCAATCACTTTAATAGAACTTTCGTCCTGCAACCGTTTAAGTCGTGATTTTGCCATTTTTACGTTATCTATTGTTTCACCCTCTTTAGGTGGTTGCATTTTATAGATATCTTGTATCATGCCATAATGCGTAACATCATCATTGTTCGTGAAAACTTGGCAAATATTACCATTATCATCAACAGATTTTATACGATTTACCATGCTTTCAATACTTTCGGAGTGTTCCGAGTTATCAATATCAGTTAAATCAGTAGCTATATAATTTTCAATTAGCTCACCTTTTTTAATGACCGTTACATTTCCGTTTAAACAAATTACCGTATAATCTTCACCGTTCGGATTATTTGTTGTATCAGCTTTGGTATACTCAAATAACATTTTAAAAACTTCAGTGCAAGATTTACCATCAGCAATAAAACTGACCACGGTATTAATCTGCGGAATATCCACCGCTGTGTTTATGCCTATTTCTGCACACACCTGCTTTATAGCATCTGTTACGGTAATTCCATCAAATAGCATTTGTACCTTCGACTTTGCTAAATAGACCATATCATCATAACAGGTAAAAGAAAAAGTAAATGTATTAGAATTTCTTTTTCTGTAAAAAATCCTACCCTCAAAGATTTCAACAGGTTCTGATTCTTCCGTTTCAGCATAAGATAAATAAATAAAACCGCCTACTTTTAAATTCAAGGCGGTAAAGGCACTGTCTTTATCTACGGTATTATAAACAATCTCAAATTCCAGTTTTCTTGCTGCTTGTTCACTATCACCGCTCCATGTCCATTTCGTTACAAAATTTGTAATATCAAAATCAGATAATGGTTCAGCGTATGCTTCATTGTTATTTTTCTTTTGCTGTAATTCTTCTTGTTCTTTTTGTGTAAGCGGCGGATCTGTATATTTACATATAAGCATACTATCACCCTAAAAATTTATAATCGTATCATTAGAAACTTTTATAGACTGTTTTGTTGCATGAAGTATAGTGCCGACATTCAAATTCTTCGTTTTTGCCAACGTCCTAAATACAGATAACTGCTTTGCGTCTTGTTCCTCAATCGGGAAAAACTGCCCCACACTCTGTGCTGCTACGTCCATCAGATCCATACCTGGATACCAATTAATAACTTTTTCTTTTTGTTCTTCTGCTACTCTACTTGCAAGTCCTGTTGTATTGTTAAGTTTATTGGAGTTCGGCAATATATAACGATACTCATGCAGAGAAATAGAGAAATACACATCACTTGTACCATCTTTTTCACTATAATCAAAACTGTCGATACTAACATTAAGATTTATATTTGTATTAGATATAGCTAACTTACAAGGCTGTCCTTTTTGTGCAAAAGAGTTTATTTTTTCGACATAACTATATGGACTATCAGGTGTAGTATTTACAATATCATCATAAGCCTGTGCTGGAAAAAAACTAGAAAATTTAATTGTAGTTAATCCACGTTTTCCTAGCATATTTATATCACCTAAAGAATTTACATTTATAGTGCTATTATTGTAAGCATTACTTATTTCAAAAGAAGGTGGCGATACAGGAAAAGTTACGCTTTCCCCAGCACAGCTTAAAACCAACTTACAACCCGTATTTAAGCCAGAGCCTGAACTTATAAGGCTATCTACCGCCTGATTTAAAAACGACAAAATTGAAGCCATTACACCGCCCCCTCATTCATGTTTATACTTCTCTTTTGCATTTGATAATAAATTCTCTGCATTAATTTATCCGCTAGCTCGTCCATGTCGGCATCTGATTTCATATTTGCACCATAAATATTAATACTGAAATTAAAATTATTACTGTTACTTTGATTGTCTTGTCGTCCCTGTGCATACGCTGTCTGAATAGATTTATCATGCGGAATGACACGTGTTCCACTTGGTAAATCCACGATTTCCGCACCTTTATCATGAATAATTGCAGGACCACCAGCAAAATTTTCAACGCCATTTGCGAATAGTGGAATATTTAATCCTTCAAAAGTTTTGCCACCTATACCTGGTACAATATCTGGCACAGTAAACTGAATAGAATTTATGCTTTTAATAATACCATTTATAGTTTCCTTTACACCGCCTAATATTCCATCTGCAATACCTTTAATAGCAGAAAATACACTATCAAAAATTTTAACAATTCCTTGCCATGCCATTTCCCAATTTCCCGTAAAAACACCAGTAAGAAATGTAATAATGCCTTCCAACACTCCGAGAAAACCTGTTATAATTGCTGCTGTTACATTAATAGTTGCTACTACTGTACCGACTAATACATTAGCCGCAATAATAAAAGCTCCCACCAATACTCCACCAAAAATACTTGCTACAATCTGCAATACAGCAATTAATGGTTCAAATGCTCCCTGCCCATTTATTGCCATAGTAAAAATATTATCCAAAGCTACAAGTGCTGGAGAAATAGCAATTTTTAATTTTGGTATAACATTCATTAAACTGTCCCATGCAGGTTTTATTTTATTCCATGCACCAATTAAAGCTGTTTCAATACGTTTCCATAAGCTTATAAAATATGGACCAACCATATCCCAATTTTTATAAATAAGGTACGCTGCTCCTGCTATAGCAATTAAAGCAATTCCTAAAGGAGTTAATGCAAAAGCAAAGCTTGCCTTAACTAAGCCAAAAATACTTTTTGTTGCCTTTCCTATACCATTTGCAAAACTTTCCATTGCCTTACTCATATAAAAAGTTCTATACATTCTTAATAAAGATTCTGTTGCCAAAATTGCTGATGTTCTAATTTTCTGTAATCGTGTTATTACTGTAGTTTTTATAAAAGAAATAGGATTTTTAGGCATTGCATTTACTATTGCTGTTGTAATATCAGCCCATTTTAAAGCACGTATTTTATCATACTCACTTTTTATTTTTGTAGAAATATTTGTAAAAACAGGTAAAGAATTCCCATTTTGAGTAGTTTTTAATGCAATTACAGTATCTTTTAAGGTTTTATAAGCATTGGCTGTATTTAAAACAGCAAATTGTAAAGCCTTATTGTGTATACTTCCACCCATTGCAGCTCTACCTATATCGCCATAAAGTTTTACAATACCGCCACCAATACTTATAACTTTGCCTGTTGCCAGCATAAAACCAGTAAATGCTACTATACCTATCAAAATATTGCCAATTAATAACTTGGTTTCGGGTGTAAGTTCATTTATCATATCTGCAAAACTGCCAATAGAATCTGTTACAGCCTTAATTTGTGGAGTCAATACACTACCAAAATTAATAGCAAGACTTTCAAGACTCCCTAACATACCATCAATACTATTTTTAAGTGTACCTTTCATTACTTCAAATTGAGCCTGTGAAGAACCTGTAGCACTATCCATAGCATTTTGAAGTGCTTGATATTCTTCTGGGGCTGTTTTTACAAGTGCTAAAAGTCCACTGTATGCTTCTTCACCCGCTAGTGCTTTAGCATAAGCTACCTGTTCCGTATTAGAAAGGTTTAATATTTTACCTCGCAATTGTTCCACAATTGGTTGTAATCCAAGGAAATTACCCGATGCGTCTTTTACCTGTAGTCCAAGTGCTTCAATAGCTTCTGCTGCTGGTTTTGGTGGTTCTGAAAGTCTAGAAAATACCGAACGAAGTGACGTACCGATTGTACTTGCTTCTATACCATTATTTTTCATTATTGCCATTGCAGTGGCTAATTGTTCTATACTTACATTTAAAGTTGCTGCTGGCGCTCCTGCATACTGCATAGCTAAACCAAAATCTGCCATTCCAAGACTGGATTTATTAGATGCCATTTGTACAACGTCTGCAACCCTCATGGCATTTTGTGCTATATCACCTTGTTTTAGATTCCAAATATTAAGAGCATTACTTACAACATCGGAAGTCGTAGCCAAATCCTCACCACTAGCTACTGCTGCTGTAATAACAGATGGCATAACACCAACAACTTGATTAGCGTCATAGCCTGCCGCTGCTAATCTATCCATACCTTCTGCTGCTTGCGTGGCACTTATTGGAAAATCAGCGCCAAATTGACTAGCTTTTTGGCGCATCATCTCCATTTCTTCTGTTGTTGCTCCAGCTTTTGCCGCTGCTCCAGTTATAATGCTATCAAAATCAATAAATGCACGACCTCCTGCTGCACCAATTGCTGTAATTCCAGCTGCAATTGGTAACATACTTTCACCGACACTACTAAATCCATCACCAATACGTTGAATATCTCTACCCATACGCTGATGAGCACGTGCTGTACGTTCCATTTCATTTTGAACACGTACAAGAGGGGAGGTCATCATATCTATTAACCTTAAAGTTACATCAATTTGTGTTGCCATTTTATCCCCTCATTTTTTTTATTTCTTCTTTTATATCTTTTTGTTCTTGCCTTATAAAAGCTTCAATAATGGTTCTTTCACCATTGCCCATATTAAAAAAATCTAATGGCTTCCAATGATGTTTTCTATAAAGCCAATACATCATATTTGTGTTGCCATCAGATTTTATTAGTTTTTTATTTCTTCAATATTTTGTTGTTTTTCTTCTTCACTATAGCCAGATAATGCACTTATTTTATTTGCTATATCTGTAATTTCACCAGCTAAAAACAACTTTTCATACATATCAAATGGAGTAGTTGCATTAAACTTTTTAAGTAAATTAGTATCTGCCAAATTGGGTTCTTTTATTCCTTCATTTAATGTAAGCATTTGCATTTTATATAAATCTATATTTTTACTTTTTCCCTTTATATTAATAGCTGTTGTTTGAATTTCAGAATATCTTTTAGCTGGAATAGATTTTAAGGTAAGTACAAATCTTTACTTAATCTTTCAACTTCATATTCTTCTGTGTTTTCTGCTAATACTTCATTTACATCACTATTTAATAATACATCAACTAAACTCATTCTTCTTATCTCCTTTAAAAATAAAATAATTACAATTATATCAAGCGTCAGCAGTAACAGGCACTTCAAAATCTGTAAAAGTAAAATCATAATCATCTTCTGTAAGTTTCTTAGCTTCCCAATCCATAAGTGTAAGTTTATCAAAGGTTGCATCACGAATAATCACTTCTTCACGTCCAACTGCATCTGGATCATCAAGTTTTGCACGAATTGTAACAACTGTTTGACGCCCCTTACGAATATTATCCGCCATAAGATTAATAAAATAAGAAGACACATGATTCATTTTTACATTTCCAGTACCTTCACAGCCTACAACTTTATACTGTTTAAACATGGTTTTTACTTGATTAACTTCTTCTTTTATGAGTTTAATTTCTGCTTTAAACCCTGTTACTTCTGCCATGTGTTTACCTTCAATCCATATTTCACCTTGTGTACCACTCATAACACGTTGGGCTTCAAATTTATCCATAAAAGTAAACTCCTTTCTTAAATATCAAATGGCAATTCTATATCTTCCATAGCGTCGATAATCTTAATTTTACCTTTTAAAAATACTTTCTTTTTAGTATCAAGCAAATTAATTTCATCATTACTCATATCTGCAAGTTCATCTTTGGTATATAGACCGTTTTGCAGCTGATAATTTTTTATTGCTTCCGTATCTAGTTCTACCGTAGAGTAATTAGCTTGTAAAAGACCTTCTTTTTCAAGTTCTTTAAGATATCCAGTTATTGCCATGATAAGCAGGCATTTATTATCATAGGTATTTGCATATTTACCTATATAACTATCCTGCGCTGTAGTTCTGATATCATCATAAATCATATCCATGATATCTACGATTTTAATAGTTTGATAACCTTCTTGTTTTCCTTGCGTTGTAGTAACAAGACTATTTACTGCACGACTCATTTTATATTTTGTGCCATCATACCAAATAAAAAATTCACCATTATTAACTTTTTCATCATTCTCGTCAAGATCGTACTTATCACAATCAATTACTTCATTAAGCGGTGCATATGTTGCACTTATCGTAAGTGGAGTACCTGCAATAAGTCCAGCAATACGTGCAGTATATTCAGCTGGTGTATATGTCTTTGTAGCTGTTTTTATATATTTATTACTGAAATTAATAACACCCTCATAATCTCCATCATAGCCTGGTATTACTATTTTCATTTTTTTATATTTATTTTCTCGATAACTTTTTACCCATGTGAGTAATGTTTCAAGTTGATCTGCTTCTACTGTAGGAATAGATAAATAATCAAATCGTTCTGTAGCTATTTTTTTTAGACTATCCTGCCATTTATCAGTGCCTTCTTTACCTTTAGCTTGTAAATAGATTTTAATTCTATATGGTGTCGTTACATATCCCAATAAACATTTTGTAATATAATCTTTATTATTTTCACTAAGAATAGATGGTATATCGTCTGCTGTATATACTACAAAAGGATTTTCAATAGCTTCTGAAGCTGTTTCTATACCACAAACAGCTTCACCACAAATAGCACTGCCTACTATAGCATTTTTATTTGTAGTAAGTTCATCAATAATAGATTGTTCTTCTTCTAAAATTAAAGCTACAATACCACGTTTACTACGCTCAATTGCTGCAATGCCTGCTTCTTTAAAAGATATAATCACACTTGGCATTCCTAACTTTGCCATATTGCTTTCTCTCCTTCGTTTATTCTCATTTTTAATTGCATATCTTCCATTATTTCATGGTGTCTATGCGGTCTAATAATTTGTTCCAAATAATCCAATCTTATTGTCGTTTGAATAATATCCTGTTCTTCTCCCACTCGGTCAATAGTAAATTCATTCACATGAATATATCGCTTTTTTAGTGGTATTCCTCTTTGAAAAAGCATTTGCAGTCTATCCATAACATCAGCATAATGTATTTCATTTTTATCGGTATCTTTCGGGAAATATGTCAATATAATAGACAATCTTTTCTTTGTTATATTTTTAGTCTGTGGGATATTAGTACATAAACATTTAATAAAAAAGCACGGTTTAGCAAAATCTTCTAAGATTTCATCACTATAAACCGTGCTTTTAAATTCTGTTTTCAGCATTATGCCAATTTGATTTAAGATATCTATCTGTTTTACTACATCAGCCATCTAATTTATCTTTTACCCGCTTATATACACCTTTCCACATATATTCTTGTAAATCATCTTGCTGTTCATCTATAGTTTTTTGTAAAAAATGCTTTCCTTGTACAAAACCTTTTTCTTGTCCTTTCTTATCCACTATTTTATGACCACGATCAATAAGATGAAAATGTGGTGCTGTAGAATAAATATTAGCATGAATGTCCTTGCCATAGCCTTCAATTTTCTTTTTCCAACTTTTATTTAATTTTCCTTTATGGTCGTTTCCACTATCTGGACTATTTGTTTTTAAAGCCCTAACCATGCGATTAGCACCACGATTTAAAACAGTCTCAACATCATCTGGAAAATTCTTTTGCACCGTCTGCAACCTACCAATAAATTCTTCGAAACTAATTCCCATCATCAACCCCTGATTTCTTTATGCTACACATTAATTCTAGTTTTATATGCGATTCATAAGGATCTATGACATTTTTTATTTCATATAGATTATTTCTATATTTAACTAACATAGAATTATCTATATTTTTTCGATAGCGAATAGTTATTTTACTTAAATCTTCGGTTTTTTCTTTGTATTGTTCATAATAAGCTCTACCTCTAAGTGGCTCAATTCTTGCCCATACTTTCAAAAATGGCATTAATTTTTTCTGCGTTAGATTGTACTGTGTTTCAACATCTTCATATTTTAAAATCATTATGCGCTTGTCTAGTGTCCCAATTTCTTCAATATTAATCAAGATGTTTCACTTCCTAACGGTTTATAATGCTGTGCTAGAGAAATATGTGTAATTATGGCTTCGATAGAGTGCGGTAGATTATTAACATTGGTTTTTGTAGAAAAAACGCTTCTATTTTCATACCAGTGTGCCACCAGCATTTTAACAGCCAAGACAAAAAGCTGGCTGTTATCACTATACTTTTTTCCGGTAGTCTGCTCTAAATAATCAGTAGCAGCTTCGATTAAACTTCCTATGAGTTCATCATCTTCAGTTAAATCTTCATCAATTCGCAAATAATCTTTTGTTTGTTTTAGTGTAACAGCCATATTAAATTACTCCTTAACTAGCAGAATAAGTACCTGTAATAGAAGCTGTACTTTCATCGTCAAGATGAGCTGTACCTGTAATAGTTCCGCCAGTAATAGTAAGTTCTATACTTGTTATCTTAGCACCAGTATCTCCTTTTACTCCAGCTGTTCCTTGCTCACCTGTCTCCCCTTTTGGACCTTGCTGTCCAACATCACCTTTTTCTCCTTGAGGACCTTGTTCTCCATCTTTTGGTTTATCAATATAAGTTAACTTTCCATCAGCACCTAAAGATAAAATCTGCCCTTGACTACCCTCTATTTCTGGTTTATCTAATTTATCTTCAATTGCATTTTCATGTGTTTCAAGTGCAGTTTCAATTTTATTCATATTTTCAGCATTTACTGGAGTTTCATTATTTACCCAATTAGTTTTTGTATACATAATTATTTACCTCACTTTTATTTATCTTTCTTTTCCTACAATTGTTTGCCCCACTATTGCTTTACCTACTATTGCAGGTGTGGGGCTATTACTCTCCCGCTTTCACCAATTTAACAAGGCTATCATAGATAATAGGTTTACCATCGCACACCATAATCATTTTGCGGATAATATCATCAGTGTCATTATCTTCATAAGTTTTAATACCAATCTGGAAATTAGTATTAAGCGTATAATCGACAAAATTATAAAGAAACGCAAATACTTTACCAGCACCTAAACTTTCATTAAAGGTATCAATATAGTTTGTAAGTTTTACCGTTCTACCAAGTAAAATACGTTCAGGTTTTCCGCCAATACCATAATTTACACGTGCAATAGGTTGTCCGTTTTTATCTACCATTCCTGCAAACTGCATAAAAGTTTTTTTAGTCATAACCCAAACTGCACCATTTTCATATTCCATAGGAAGTTCTGCTTCAGCATTTATAAGCGTCTGATAATCAAGTGCAGATACTTCAAGTTTCGCACCTTTGCTATTGTCTGTAAGAATACCTGTTGGTTGACCACTTCCTGTGCCAGAAATAATCGCCATTTCCAGTGCTTTTGCCATTGCTTCTACAATATTCTTAACAAGAGTTGTTTCAAAGGCACTATATGCCATATTTTCTGTTTCTAAAGTAACAGCTACAGCACAACGTAATTTAAAATGTCCAAAAGTAATTGTTCCACTAAGAGCTTTTTTCTGTTTATCAGAGCCAGCTCCTTCTGCTACCCATGTAGCTGTAGGTTTTACACTCGCTGTTGGAATTACCATACCTGTTTTATAAGCTGTACGTGTTACAAGTGGCAAAATCATACCGTATGCTTCAAGTTTTTCAATAATTTTATTGAGTGTAACTGGTGGAACTAATGCCCCAATATCTGTTGTAGCTGTTACTTCATCACTTCTAAATTCTTTAGGCAATCTTTCACCACGACAAACATAATTCATAAATGCCTGTCTATATTCTTCACTATCATAGATATTGGCTTTTACTGGTTTAGCTGTATTAGTTCTTGTTGTCATTGTACCCATACCATCAATAATTGTTTGACGTCTGCGAATTTCTTTTTCTTCTTCGTCAAGTTCTCGAAGTTCTTTTTCAATTTCATCAAAATTAATATTTTTATTAGTTTCATCAGCTAACAAAGAGCGAATTTCTTCTTTTCTTTGTAAAATTTCTTCTAATCGTTTATTCATATTTTTCTCCTTATATCTAAAAATCAGCATAAAAAAAGCACGTTTAAACGTGCATTATAAATAAGTCATTAATAATAATTTTTTTCGTCTTTGCTTTTCTTGTAAATCCTTTTCTAGGTCCACAAAATATTCTTTACTTCGTGCCTGTATAGATGTTCCATCATATGCTGGAAAATCTACAACCGCCACATCATAAATTTTATCAAAAGCGGTTATTGTACGTGTATAAATCTTATTTTCTTTGTCAACTTCAGTTCGTTCACTTTTTACAGTAAAAGCAAAACTCATCTTGTTTAAATCACCACGTTTAATAAGTTTATATACATCTGTACCATTATTGGTATCAATAATATCTGCACTAATTCGAAGACCTTTATCATCTGTAGTCATGGTTAATGTATTATTACTTGTCCTAGCGAGTATCATTGCTACATCGCCATGATTATACTTAAAGACAGTATCGCTCATATCTGCACCATTAAAAGCATTGCGGTCTATTACTTCCATATATTTCCAACCGCTCCACTCACTTTCCCATATTAATGCCCTTTGATTAAAAACTGCTGCATATCCTTCTACAAGTTGCTTATTTTCATCATCATTATTAGCTGGCTCTAGTAGTGCCATTCTCATTTCCATTTTCCCCATTATCTTCACCACCTTTCAATGAATTATCATTATTACCTGTTTGATATAAACTTTGGTCCTTAGCTTTTACAAAGTTTAAACTGATAAGACGTTCATCACCACCTTCAATACCAGCATAACCAAAGATTTCACGAATTTCATTGATTGTAAGTCCGCCAGTAGGAATAAGTGTTTCACAGATTTTAATTTTAGATGCTACAGACATAAAGTTTAATCTATTACTTTCCAAAATAATTTCATTACCAAAGCCTCTTTCTCGTCTTGTAAATAATTTGTCTGTCATTTCTTGAGCTAATTTTATAGCTACAGGCTCAAGTACTGACTCATAAAAGGCTATATACTCATCTTCTGTATATTTGCCCATGATGATATTTTCATTAAGTCCAAAATGTTTATAAATACAATCTCTAGCATAACTCATTTGTTGACTATTAAAGGTAGTTATCTTACTGTTTAATTCATGAAATTCTACTTTATTATCCAAACTAGCTATACCTGAAGGATTATTACTAGCATATGTTCGTACGAAATCATCATGTATTTTTTTCATATCTTCTGGTCTAAGAGATGAAATCCATTTTAAATATCCACGCAGTGCTGTAAAATTTTTAACTGCATTAATAATAGAAGCTCTCACTGCCTTTAGCGTTGATAAATCTTCAATCATTATCTTTGAATTATCATCGCCAAATATTTCATCGCGATTAAAATGTCTACGAATGTGAATAAGATTTTCATAAGGAATAGTAATTCTTTCACCAGCACCAAAAGTAAATCTAGCATAAAGATTATATGTTTTATCTTCTAATATCTCTAAAAGTGGAAAATCTAAAGGATACAAAGCTTTTATACCGCCTGTAAATTCGTCCCACTGTACATAGATAAAAGCATTGTTATAAGTAAAATACTGTGCTATAAACTTTTCTAAAAATTCACTAGCTGTCATCATTGGATTAGGATATGAACTTAATAAATAATTCAATCTATCACTAGGAACATTTTTTATTTTTCCATTATCCTTAATTACATGTTTTGGTCGCATTTTGCCAAAATGTCTTGCAATAGTATCTATACAATCTCGCACTGTAGCATCATCATAAGCATTACCAGAAAAAGGTGTATACATATTGGTATAGCCATTTAATAATTTTAAAGCAGTAACATCTTTATATTCTTTTGCTTTGCCAAATATTTTGCCAAACAAACTTCTAAATTGCAAATTCTCACCACCTTAAATAATATTCATATAATCCGTTGCCAAAAATCTATAAAAATATAAAAATTTGTTTATTTCCTTCTTCATTGAATCCGATTTTGCCGTAGCTACT